TCCAATCTGGGCGTAATCTCCAGAACTTCCAATCTTGGCGGAATCTCCAGAACTTCCAATCTGGGCGGAATATCCAGAACTTCCAATCTTGGCGGAATCTCCAGAACTTCCAATCTTGGCGGAATTTCCAGAACTTCCAATCTGGGCGGAATCTCCAGAGTCTGTTTCTGGGAGATCTTCAAGAGTCTTTGTATTAAGTTCTAATTTCTCAAACGATGTTTTTTCAATCGTGAAATCAACAGCAGCCTTGATAAAACCTTTCAGCCCCAATTTCGCCCCAATGTGAATTTTATTTGTCGCTGATTTGGTTCCGTCTCTTTTTATGTCTCCCAGAGCCTCGACCTCGGCAAAATCAGAAAATTTCCCGTCTGAATTTACCAAATCATAATGATTCAGGCAATCAAATGGATTCTGGCAATAATGCATCATTCCCTCTTTGCACGCTGCGACATTTCCAGACTCCTCAAAGGTTGTGTTTTCGGTGTACTGTTTTCCACGGCAAATTAATCCTGGATCAAATGCCTTGTATCCTTTTTCTCCCAATTTTTATTTCCCCTTTCTGATTTTTTCATCCAAGTATCTGGTAAGTGTGTAGCAATCAATGAAATCATGTACATCTGCCAGATCATCTGTTTCAAATTCCCAAAACGACGAAACGCCATATTCGCGTTTAATCTGGGAATCAATATCAAACTGGACATCCCGGCAAAACTTCACGTATGCGACTGTTCGGATTTCCCCGAATAGTTTGAATGTTTTTCTTTTGATGTGGCTGTAAATCTCGTCTACATCTTCTCTAATTAATGGCACTTGCTTCTACACCTCCTCAATTGACTGATTTTTTCTGCAATTTCATCAATGTCAATCACATAACCAGCCCAAGCGTCCGTCTTGCCGTTATCCCCATAAATCTCGAACGTACCATCTATTTTTCTGTAAACATCCATGCCATCGTACTTTTTCATGGAATCCAGACAAAACTGGACATTACGGAAATAGATACCGTCATCAACTATCTGCTCATAATCTTCATATGTAAAAAGATTCACTCCGCAGAACTGTTCCGCTTTCATTTCACTTTTCATTTTTTCTCCTATCCTATCAGTTATTGAGACTGGCACTTGTCTTTTAAAGTCCTCTCTGCACCACACAATGCATTGAGTGCCACGATTTCAATTCCAAGTCTATCATCTGGACTCTTGTTTTCAGCTCTTACAGCCTCGATGTCTGCCATGATGTAGTCGGCAAGTTTTTTGATATTTTCCTGCATGGTCATAATGTCTCGCTTCCTTTCTTGTTGAGAAATTTGTTTACAAAATAAACTTGTGCTTTACCGGTCACTTTTGGAGTTCTGGTTATGATATTGCAACCGTTTCCATTGATATGGGTACTTTCCTTAATTTCAAAAAGCCCCATTTCCATCGCTTTTTGCGTTGGCATATTCCAGTCTGTACCTTTTCTTTTTGTGAGATATCCATTCTCTCTCATCCACTCAAACAAGCGTCTCTGCCCGATTTCCACACCGTTCTGTTTGATCAGCTTTGCCAGGTCTCCAACAAGGATGGAAGTATGGCTCGTTGAAACTGCATCTGCGAAGATTTCCTTTGGCTTCATTCGCTCGTTATCTTCAAGTAAGATTGCATTACTAGATTTCAGCTTTTCTATCTCCCGATCTGCCATCTTCAAGGCTCTTGCAAAAATCTGTTCCGGTGTGTTCCACGCCTTTTCAAGATCGATGAAATACTGACGGTACAATCTGCCTTTTTCAGATCTCTGGATCATGCAAATCTGCTTTGCCATATCAACAGAAATCTGGTAATCAACCATGTTCTGACCGCCATTACAACCGCTTTCCAAATTTGGAAAGCACTTTTTGTAATCCGAATCTTCAAAACCATATTCGCACATACGAGCAAACCAAGTTGTGAAATTGCTTTTAACTTCTAGTCCTTCATGTAGTTCTCTTGCCGATATGGTTGGTTGTTCATTTTCATAATTTATGGTCATTAACTGAGCCACCAATATTGCCACCTTTCCGCTTAATCATCTTTAAGAATTTCATCAACTGTTGTATCCAAGTAATCAGCCACTTTTTTAACCTTTTCGGCAGATGGAGAAATGTCATTCCATTTACAAACGCTTCCTTGGGAAAAACCACAGTCCATCTCGATTTTTCTAATTGGAACATTTTTTTCTCTTGCAATCGCTTTAACTTTATCGTAAATCAATTCAATACCCCCTTTCGTTGTTTGATGTCTCTGAAAATATCACAACTTTTATTGACATTATTCTGAATATATTCTATAATCAAGCTACCACACTAGAAGATAAAAATAATCCAGGCATTCTTTATGTCCTTATTAAATTGCGATATTTTCAGAACCGATAGTTACATTATAAGCGATATTTTCAGAATGTCAAGTATTATTTTTGCGTTTTTTTCAGAGATGAAAGGAGTTCAAAAATGACATTAAGAGAAAGAATTAAATTGCTATGTAAAGAACAGAAAACCTCATTAAATGCAATGGAAAGCGAATGCGGTTTTGCAAAGGGATACGCAAGCAAACTCGATAAAAGTACTCCAAACGCAGAAAACCTGCGAAAAATCGCAAATTTTTTCAATGTATCCGTAGACTATCTAATGACTGGTGAGGAGAATCCAGAAGATTTTTCAGACGAGGCAGCGCATTTGGCAGAGAAAATAAGAAAAGACACCGGACTGTCCGATGCATTGAAGAAATACTTCGAGCTGTCCGATGCCAAAAAGAAGCACGTTGTTGAATTAATTAACTTGTTTAGCGAATGAGGTGTATTATGGGGTATTTTGATGATTTTTCCAAAATTGATATTAGTCAAATCAAGTTGCCTAATATAGAACCGTTGCCGTTAGCGTATTCATATTCAGACACTCAATTCGAAATTCTTACTCGGCATATAAAAGAATTCGAATCAAAACTTGATTCGGAACACGAAGTAGGACTTCTTCTTACTAATTTTGGTCAAACTGTTACTATGCAAGTTACTGAAATCAGTTATGAAAAATCCGTACTCATGATTTTTAAAGGCTACGTTGATGGCAAAATGTCTACTCTTATACAACATATAAATCAGTTGAATTTTTTGCTCACATCATTGGATAAGAGCGATGATCATCCCAAAAAACCTATCGGATTTGTTCTTCCATCCGAACAATAGATTCTTGTAAGGCTTGGATCATGTTTGCCTGCTGACCTATCAGGTCAATAATCAAATACATAAGCGCCGCAGATGGAAGTCCCGTTCTGTTTAATGGGTCTTCCATTTTTGCTTGCACTTGTTGATGCATCTCCATTGTGTATGCTGCGTGTTTCCCAAAACACTTCTCAGTAACAAAACTATCCTCAGCCATTCGAAGCTCTTCGCCACTGGCTTCTATCACCCTATTGGTCATCTTCATCCTCTCCTCCCACAATATCGTTAACAATAATGTAAATGTATCTTAGCTTTTTCTCTTCATCAATGCGCTGAAGAAGCTGCGCGATCTGTTCCCTGTAATTTTCCATGTTCAACCCTCCCCGTACTAGGCTGCCTGTTCTTGTTTTAAGAACGTTTGTTCGATGTTGATATTCTACATCATCTGACCGTTACTGTCAAGTTAGGTCTTATTCCTAGTATATGCATCGAAAGCGGGTTTATTCTTGGAAACTAAACTTTTATGAATATTTTACACCGAAACTGTTGGATGTGGGAAGTCACTTGATTCTTAACGAAATAGTGAGAGTTTTTTTATTCCAATATCATATTTTAAAACCAATATAAATAAAACAAAAGCGGATCAACCAATTAAGGAAGATCCGCTTCTTTCATGATTTATATTCATGATTCTGGAAATCATATTCTCCAACGATTTGCAATGCACCTGTTTTATCAGTTACCATGCATTGTCCTTCATGTATTGTTTTGTCTGGGCAAAGAAAATATTGTTTCCCATCTGGTCCGTTATGATAACCAGTCAGCATATATCCCTCATCGTCAAACAGATACCATCCAGAAGTCCCGCCTGTTTTTTCTGTCAGCCAAAACCATCCGCTGTGCGCATAGCTTCCATCACTGTAGCGATACCACCAACGATTTCCGTCGGCGGCTTGAACGAATCCTTCCGGCACTTTTTGAGAGATTGCAGCTTTGAAATCTGCCCATGTATGTTTTGTATGATTATAGACATACGGATTCGGGCAAATTTTTCCAGTAACATCATAATGGCGAATAACATGATCTGGAGTAATATGATATTTAGACATTAATTCCTTAGTTAATTGAATAGCTGCCTGTACGGTAGCATCTTCAAAATACCAGTCCTTACTCGTATCAGATCTATCACCCTTGTTTCTTACGCATAATTCGATGCCGATTGAATTGGAATTTCTACATTCTGGATGCAAATATTTTCCCCTGGTTCCGCAGTGCCAAGCAATATTTTTATCTTCAACTGATTGCCAGATTTCGCCGCTAAATCCAACATAGTAATGAGCGGATGCGCCTACATATTGGCTTGCATAATAATTGCAGTTTGCTTCTGCACCGCCTGTTGCACCTACATAATGAATTACAATATATTTGATTCGATTGATATTCCCCGGTTTATAATTATATGGTGTCAGCTTTTTTTTAATCTCCATCATTAACACCTTCTTCTCCATGAGCGCCCATTTTATCAGGATTTAGTGCATTTAAAAACTCTTCCAGTTCTTCTGGCTTTGCATCCTTTACTTCTTGCTGTAATTTGGAAAATGATTTTTCTCCAATCTCAAGCCTTTGTTCACTTTTTATCATTCTTACCTCCAAGAAAAAACGGACGATTCAAAAAATTAGAACCGCCCGCATATAAGTGGAAAACAGACTATTTGCAATCGTCAGCCGGTCCCGGCTTTTTTGTTTCTGCTCCCGGACCTACTGGTGTATTCCCTTTCCCCTCTTTTGCTGGACCAGTACATCCAACATCACAGGTGCAATCTGGATCCACGGTCATTTCCGGGTGCCCCAATTTTACTGCTTTCTTTGCCGAATAGTTATGTGCGTCATTTGCATTTGTTGTGCCATGAACAGGGCATACATTTTTATCGCTCATATTTTATACCTTACCTTTCTTCTGTGCGTATAATATGTTTTAAATCGGGATTCTGCCCGATCCAGAGATAAAGGATCATCGCCTTTCTAAGCAAGTGAAAGAATCTCGTTTTCCTGCTCCAGGGAAATCCATCCCTTTAAAACCGCTTTATCTAAGCCTGCTTTATCAATCTTTTGAGGCTTGGATAAGTACATTCTTCTTAAAATGTTATACATGATTTTCACGCTCCTAACTGATCCAGAATCAGCATATCGACAGCACTTTGGAGATCTGCATATTTTTGCTGCAAATCCGGTTTCGACATGGTAACGATTAATACAGTTACAGCCTTTTCGTTTCCATCTTCATCGGTACCTACCGAATAATCTGGTTCCTTTTTCATGCCTTTGTACTGTGTGTATCCTACAATAGACCGCATTACTTCATTTGCAGAATCCAAAACATAGATTTTTTCTGTATTTGATTCGCTTGTGAACTCTGCTTCTACTTGCTCGAATGTCTTAGATGAATCTGGAATGAATACAAAATTGATTTCGTCTCCATTTTCCTGCACTCCATTTGCAACAAGCTTATAAATCTGTCCGCCAGAAAGTTTTAATGATTCCATCGTGTTCCCCTTTCTGAATTTGATAAAGTTATCATACGATAAAAGCGTTTCTTGTAAAAAGTCATTTTAGATTAAATAGCGAGCTAGACTCTACCAGAAATTTTTTTGTGTTTAAAACCGTCTCTCAGAAGAGCATAACAGCTGGAACGACTGGATTTTGGCACGAAAAAATCAAGATACCTGTTGGATATAAAGTTTTGTATGTTTCTGCCACGTACAACAACGCAGACAATTGCATGCTGACTCCGTACGACTCTGTCATCGCTAGCATTGGAAATACATCGGATATTGAGCCTTGGTTCGGCTTCTATGCGTCGCAGACGGGAACAGGGACGTTTACAGCCTATGCTGTTTGTGTAAAAATCTAATAGCAATACGTCCTTTAAATAGCGAGGCTTCCACTCATCTAAAAGAAAGTGGTAGCGAAAATAGCTTTTGCGCTGCTTTTCAATCGAGATATCAATATAACACTAATGTTAATTATATGCTAGCAAACGGAATCTACAAAACGGGCAAAACGGGCTTGAATCTTCCGTTTGAGGGCTATTGGATCATAATAACCTTTAACACATCCAACAACCTTGGAAATAGTTCGACCGCTTGGATCACGCAATTTGCCATTTCGACCGATTGGGGTGATAAAGCTATTTATTTTCGAAGAAACATAAACTACACCCCGACCACTTGGGAATCCTGGAATAGACTTGTAGCAAGTTAAATAGCGAGGCTTTTTTTGTTCCTGTATCCTATTTCAGAGACAAAATAAATAAAACCTATTCAAGAATAGAAGTTTTCATCTTCGGAAAACTTGTAGTGATAAGGGTTAACGTACTTGTTGATGATTTTGATAAATATTACGGTGAAGCAACGGATGACTTAAGAAATATCCCAGCTTTGGCACATTTAAGCGATACTCTTGAAGTTCGAACACCCGGAAGCGTTAGAACAAATGACAACGTTACCACCTTGAAACAATACGGAACCATCCTAATAAGTGGTGGAAAAATATTCGCCAATATGCCTGAAAAGACAATTTCATCAGGATATATAAGTGGTCAAATCATCACATATTTATTACAGTAAATAGCGATCTGTCCAGAAAAGCAACGCTCCGGAATGATAATATTATCGCAATTTATTGGGAACACCGAACAAACCCAAATAAATTCGGCATACAACTTTCAGATGGAACGTGGAAGTATTTTCTGCCCGACGAATAACATTAAAAGTTTAATAACAATTTTACAAATCATTTTTAAGCCTATTCATTACTCTCATACCATAATTATTTGCTCAATAACTGAGTTTACTATATTTTTGCACACAAAACAAACCACCTTTTCAGCTGGCTTAAAAACATATATCTCAATTTCGCTTATGCAGCATATCGTCTGTATGATTCCCGTATGTTATCTTGCCGAATATTGCAATATATCAATGTAGTCTCAACTTTACTATGTCCCATTAAAACCATTACCTCTTCTATTCTCATTCCTCGATTCAAAAGATCAGTAGCAAATGTTCTTCTAAATCTATGTGGATGTACATTTTCTACATTGGCTCTCTTGCCTATTTGTTTTAATAGATACTGCACGCCCGCTACAGTAAGGCGTTGGAATGGCTTTTTTGCTGTCACAAACAACGGTTTCTCTCCTAGCTGCGATAACGTCAAATCTTCTTTTTCCATTCTCCATAAGTAATATTTTTCAATCCATCTTAACGCATTATCATGGATATACACAATTCTTTCTTTTCTGCCTTTCCCGATAACACGGAACTCCTGTTTCTGCATATCAATATCTTTCACATTAAGACTACACAATTCTGATACGCGTAATCCAGTTGCATATAAAAATTCGACAATAGCTGTCTCTCTAACGTCTTTACACGCTGCACGCAAATCTGTCATTTCTTTCCCGGAAAAAGCCTTTTTCAACTTGTTTTCAAGTTTGAATGCCTCTATTCTTTCCACTGGATTGCTTTTTACTAAACCTTCCTGCTCCAAAAATGTCCAAAATGAGTTTAGATATCTTCTGCGCCCCTGCAATGTACGCATGGAAATCTTGTCACGTTCTCTTAGAACTCCAAAGTACCATCGTAAATCCATTGTTGTGATATCTTCAAAACTTTTATTGATGGTATTTCTACATGTCATAATCTCTCTTAGATATTGTTTCAATGTACTCTCCTGCCGCCCAGAAACCAATTTACTGGCTCTGAATAGCTGCATTTTTCTTACGTCACTGTCTGCTCCTAATGGGATTATTTCGCACTTATCTTCCACTATCTTTTTCCCGTGGAAATTAATGTACAAAACATTTTGCAACTGTTCTAGTTGCTCTTTCTCCAAACTGTGACTCATAGCTTGGAGTACATTGGTAATGATCTTCTCTAACATAAAGATACCTCCTGTTTTTTATATTGCACACAGGAGACTCTTGTTGTATAATAAAGACAGATCTCCCCCTGTGGGTGCATCTATGATATTTGAGGCATCGGTAGCCGCCAAGCAAAGCCGATGTCTCTTTTATTTTACCTTATTTTAGAGCATTTGCAAGATTTTTTACTTTGTAAAATTACGATTTCACCCTTTAATCATATGCGCCAGGGTTCGGCGGTAAATAATTTTTATTAACATTATCGAATAACAAAGCGCCAAAAAAATTTCCATTATAAGAAAAACACAAACTAGTCCTCTCATCTCTTGTATCGATGTATAATTTTATTCCGCTCTGGTTGGTTCCGGACAGGAGCAAATACCGTTTACTTTGAGCGACCGACAGGTCGCTATTTAACTTAGTAATCGCATTCGCATTCGCAGTGATTGCCTGTTGCATCGCATATGCCAATGCCGAAGTCGGCACATGGTCTCCATCATTAACTTGCACACCACTCATCATAGATTTTGTCACATAATCAGCAATCGCCGTGTTAAAAGCATCATTGGTCATGAGCTTATTGGCAATCGCATCAGCATGATCCGAAATCAATTTATCCATAGCATCCAGTTTATCTTTGAGCAATATATTTTTTGCTTTATCATAAAAAATCGCCTTGACATGAGACCAGGCGAATCGTTCTTTAAAATCTTTTGCATCTGTCGGAAGTCTTAACCATCCTGTTGGGTATGTTGCCATTATATCTCCTCCTATTCTTAATCTGATATATCTGCTCCATCAACAACCATTAATTTTGCCTCTTCAATTTTTTCGTTTAGAAGTTTTCCTTGTACTGCATCTAACGCATATTTCCCTGCGGTTGTTGTGGTGGTATTGTTGGCGAGTGGGGGACGAACATTTCCAATTTTGATTTTAGGCATTACGCATAATCACCTCCATATTTACTCCGAAATTATTACATAGAGATCTCCCGTTGATTCATCTAACTCAAACTCTGGAATGTGATCCCCTTCTTCATAATACAGATATAAAATTCCAGTGTCCTCATCTACTGATAAGGCAAAAGGAGAATTTCCTTTATCTCCTTTGGGGCCTACAACAGACCCCAAGTCAACCTCTCTTGCCATATATACATCCTCCTTAAAAAGTTACGATGTATACACCGCATATAAATGACCATTGCTGATTTTAAACGTTGGGACTTCTCCTGTGTCTCCTTTGGGACCCTGTGCTCCCGTTTCTCCTTGTGGTCCTATAGGCCCCTGTATACCTTGTTCTCCCTTTGGACCTTGCGGACCAGTCAAACCAGTTGCACCAGAAAGATCGGTAACGAATTCATAAGCAGATGAACCTTTTCTGTACAATTTTGAGTTGTCAACATGATTGACATCCCCAGTATCAATCATAACAAATTGACCTACTTTTACTCCATCGGATGAGTATCCGCTGTTCATTAATGATATGGATTTATATACCTTGGCAATCGTAAAAGGTTCTCCCGCTGGTCCCTGTGGTCCTTGTATACCTTGTTGTCCTTGAGGACCTTGAGGACCTGTTGCGCCCGCAGAACCGGTATCACCCTTTTCACCTTGATCTCCTTTATCGCCTTTAGCTCCTTTTAAGGATGCTATATATTGT